AGTCCTTTTGCTTGATGAGGTAATGCACCTAATGCACCTCCCAAGCTTCTAATAGTAAAGTTATCAGAAGCTCCTACGCCTCTAAAAACTCTACCTAATAAATAACTCTGTCCACCAGGCATAGCATCTATATGCTGTATTGTCTTAAGTTCTACTTGCCTTTTACCTGTTTTAAACATAGGTACTGATTCAACTCCTTCATCAAGCATATTTTTGAATAATCTTTGTATTTTTCTCCAGTCATCTTCTCTAGCTACGTATTGCCAAACTTCTGGTTCTAAGTTCAATCTAGCTAAATTAGGGTTCTGTGCTAAAGTAATAGTACTTTTTTCCTTGGCCATCGACTTAAAAACGTTTATTGATTCTGGTAAGTTAGTAACAGAAGATGGAGTTCCTTTCATAATTGTTGGTCTCCAACCACCAATTAAACCGTGCTTCCATAATAATCTTCTATCAGCTTTGTATTGTTTCTTGACATCACTAAGAATTAGTTTCTTTGCTCCACCTGTACTATCGTCAACTAATTTATCTAATTCTTTTGAACTTTTAGCATCAAGTAATTCATCTTGATAAGCTAATGCTTCATCCATTGAATGAAGAAATTTTTTCCCATCTTTAGCTCTTACTTTTATTATTTTTGCTATAGGGTCTACAGCTCTAGCAGCTTTTCCTAACTTTACTAAACTTAATATTCCTCCTGTAATATATTCTGCTGGTAATGCAGATGCGAAATCTAATAGTCCAGAAACTGTTTGAAACTCTTTTGTTCCAGGTTGATGTATTTGTCCAGCTTCATACCTACCCCAAGAATAATCCATTAATTTCTGTTCTTCTAAGTGTTGCAAAGCAGCATACTCTGTTATATTTGTATCATCATAATTAGTTCTTCTACCTGCAAATATTTTAATTTTATTTGGATTTTCAACACTAAGATAATTTAATTCTCCATTCTCATCCCTTTTCTTAATTGGAGTACCTATTTTTGCATAATACTCAGCTTTAGCTTGTACTTCGTCTCCACCTAATCTAACTAATATTTCTTGATATCTAGGGTCTTCTTCAGCAAATACACTTTCAAAGAAAAACTTTTTACTCCTGTCAAAGTTTACTGCATCTCCTCTAGCAACTTTCTTAGCTGCATCCCAGATATAATTCTCTCCACCCTCTTTGATACCCTCTTTGAATATATTATAATATTCAATCATTTCCTCTACTGTTGTATTATTAGGGTCTCCTAATTTAGGAACCTGTGTATATCTAACTAAAGCTGCTACATTTCCTTGGGATACTTCAGGAGAGTATCCTTGCTCTAATAAGTCATCATATCTATGTAAATCTTGTATATATCTAAATAGACGACCTTGTGCTCTATAGCGAGGCATAGTTCCTAATGGAGCTGTAAACATATCTGAAGTTGGGAATGGATTCCATTTATTCCAACTTTCTCTAATTGCATCAAGAACACCCAGTCCCCATACTCCAAGTTGTGCATTACCTAATGCAGCACTCTGTATAGAAATAACCATATCATCAGTAGTTTTCTCTGAACCGAATTTTAGATTAGCATACTCCCATCTTTCACATTCATCTATCATAGCTTGTGTTTGATATTCATCACACAACTCTCTTACAGCTTCTGACATTGGATTTATTTTCATCATAGCAAGAGTAGCTACCATAGACTTAGGAAGTATCGGTGCAAAAGATGTATGTGCTATTGCTAAGTCAACTATCTCTGGATTTTGTTTAAAATATTCTTGATAACTTGTATGTATATTTTGTTTCGCTATTGAAGATTTTATTATATCTTCTTCTTCTTTTGGCCCTAACCACATTATTCGCTTCTACCATTAATTAACTGTGCAATAAGAGGATGGGGATTAACTGAATACATAGCAGATAGTAATATATCAACATTATTTTCTACATCATAAGCAGGCCCTGCACCTTCTCCTATAGGTACCCCTTCTGTTATTGGTTGTCCTGGTATTTCTGTTGGAGCAAATACATTAGGAGACATTTGTTGTCCTTGTAAAGGTAATGGAGCATTAGCTCCACCACTATCTCCTAATGGAGCACCCTGTTGTTGTTCTTCAAAAGCTTTGCTCTCACCATATTTTGCATTTGGTAATCGCATAACTGGTTGAGCACCATCAGTTCTTTGACTTAATGCTCCTGGTCCACTAACTGCATTCTTTCTAGTTGGAGTAGGTTTTCTATAACCGCCTCTACCACGTTTCTTTGCCATTTAAGTCCTCGTTTATTAAAATAATGATACCTGGAACTGGTTGGAACATACTAAATGCATAATTATGGAATGGACTTACACTTGGGTCAAGTGTGTCATATACTCCATATTCATTATCTATAATATCCCAAAAGTCTTTATCTTCTTCCATTAGACACCTCCAAATGCTTGTGCCATAGAAGGTGGCTGTTCTTGCCCTTGTGCAACCATAGCTTGTTCTTGTTGCTGTTGTTGAATCATTGCTTCTTCTTCAGGAGACATCTGAGGCTCCTGTGGAGTATAGAACATTCTTAAAATCTCTGTCATCTCTGCTGGATATTCATATATTGCTATAACAGCCATAGTTGCTGCTGGGTCTCCTTCAGCACTTCTAGCAAGTACCGATTCAAATAAAACATTCTCAGCTTTATTCTTTCTAATACGTTCTTGTACCTTAGCTATATTCTCAAGACCATCAATATTATCTTGTAGAGTTTCTACATCTATAACTCCAGCTTGAAGTAACTGTAATCCTGTAACAATCTTCTGTGGTTCATCGAAACCAGCCATTACTCCATAAATACGTCTTGTTCTATAGTCTCCTCCAATATCATTTATTGGACTATAGTTCTCTGCGAAAGCAGTTCCTCCATAGAAACCCTGTATAGGTTTTTTACTTAATTCAGGTATCTGTATAGCAAGTAATGTATCTAGTTCTAATCTCTTTTCATCCATCTTCTGTAAACCATGTCTAATGATTTCTCTATATTCATTAATCATTAATGACATTGTGCTATTCAATTCATTAAGTCCTGCCCCTGTAACAAAGGAGTTTGGAGATTGAGAGTCATCAGTTACTGGGTAACCGCCAACCATTCTAAGTTGTCTCTCTAATCTATCTACTTGTTGAAAGAGCTGGTAAGGAATATTATTTTGTGGCTTACTTACTTGAGTACCAGGAGCAAGATAGTTGATTGCAAATCTACCTTTTCTATACTGACCTGATTCAAGTTCACCAGATATGTTAGTCTCTGTAAATACTGAGTCTTCCATAGCTATAGCTGACATAATATTAATCTTCGCCATCATAGCCATTAAACCAATCACATGGTCATACTGTCCTTTGAGTTCATCAAAAGAAACTCTCTTCATAAAAACAAATGGTGGAGTACTTAAGAAGTTAGGTATGAAATCAAGAATCATATTCTTTTCAGGGAATATAATATAAGTTCCACCTAAGTCATAGTATTCAATTATTCTTACACCCTGACCTGTATTATCTTCCCAGTTATTTTGTTTTTCATTCTCATAAGTCTGTCCAAGACCACCTGCACCAAAAGCTGCTTCTTGTTGATTATCATCTTCATCTACCTTCAAAATCTCTTTAGCGAACTCTGGATAGATTTGAGCTAGTTTATATCTAGGTACTCTTCTAAGTACAGCTAGTTCTCTTGGTTCTTGGTCTGGTCCAAAGTTTCCAGGGAATGTATCATAAGGGTCTCTTAGTTCTGCTGTAGGATATATATAACCATTTTTGTCAGTATTAGTTGTTATAATCCAAGCAGCATATCCATAGCCAGGTAACCATCTAGCAACCTGTGCTAATTGTAAATTAAGATTTTGTTTCTCATCATAACTAGTAACAATACGTTCTAATCTCTCTGCTCTTACCTTTGCTCTATCAGAAGTATTATGATTTAATATATCTACTTTTACTTGAGGTACTCCTGATATCTTTTGAGCTAATCTATCTATACCAGACTGAAGCATATTAGGTGCTGGTAAAAGGTCTGCATCTGAGGTCTCCATCTTGTTTCCAAGTAAAGCCTTCATACCGTCAGCACCACCATTGAGTATTGCTTTTATCCTAGCTTTCTGTACTTGCCTATTCTTAGTAGGCTTACCTGATACAAGTTGAGTTGCGTTATCAACTATCTCTTTATAGTTTTTTATGTCTAGGTTCTCTATCCCCACGGTGCCTCATTTGTCATATCGTAATCATACTCCTGGAAGCTAGCGTCATAGTCTAGACCCATGTTCGCAGCTTGCTCTTTATTCATTCTTCTAAAAACTTTCATTGGAAACCATCCTGCCATAACTATATCAGTTTTTTCCTTATTTCGCTGAGAAACAGGCTTTCCATCAAAATACAATAATTGTGTTCTATAAGCATTAACTTTAGCAAGACTTTCAGAATTTCCTGTAGGTAAATAGATTTTATTATTTTCAAAGAGATTAGCCATAGAACCTACACCATACATAGGGTCGTGTTTATTTTTTCCAGTAACATGTCCCTGCATAGTTATACCACTTCTTAAAACAAATTCTTTTATCTTATCATCTTGTCGTATAGCAGATTGAAATCCATTCTCTTCAATAACCCAATGTTGTAAATCATATTTATGATACCAGTCAGACATAATCTGTAGTGCATGCTTCACTCCCCCACCCTGTCTATTCTCTAGGTCTATAAGGAATAACTCACCTCTATAGGCATTTATTCCCCATAGTACTGCAGCTTGGTAACCAGAGCTAGCTGGGTCAAGTCCTGCAACTAAATGTAAGCTGCCTGGTATCTGCCCAACTACTAGGTCTGGTCTCATACACTTATCAATCATGTCAATAGAAAAGATTTGTGTGCCTTCTACAAAGGCTTGGTTATAATAAACCATTTCGTATATCTGCCTACCACCTGTTG